GGGCCACTTTGGCCGCTTCGCGTTGTGGGGCGAGTCGTTCTGACTCTTCCCACTCGGCGATCTGGGCCGCAATCGCTGACTCTGGTGCTCCCAGAGCGCGGAGCCGTTCTGCTTTCTGCTGCCACTTTTCCATCGTTCGTCTCCCTTTCCTTTCAGTCTGCCTCATCAGTACCGGGCGACCATCCCCGGCAGACGCCCCGAAGGGCGTTTCGGCTATCCGAGATAGTAGACTTCCCAATCGCTCGGGACGTCTCCGTCGAAGCTCCTGGCACAGTCCCCGCAGAACCAATCGCAGGTCTCGGGATCCACCTGCCAATCGCTCGGGGGATTGGCGAAGTCATACGGGGGTTTGCCCCTGACCATCTTGGCAATCTCGTTTCTGTCTAATTCGTAACCGCATTGCTTGCAATTCATTGTTCCTCTCCTTTCAAGTAGTGGTGCTGGATTGCACCGACCAGGGGCTTGAACCCTGGCCGCTATAATCCAGCTGTTATTTGTTGGCCGGTATCATAATAACGCCATAGTCCCACTCGTGTATTATATAGACGCTGGCGCGCTTTTCTCTGGCGAGGTGCGCCTTCCTGTAGTACTGTGCTCGGACGTAAGAAGTGTCTGAGCTTTTGACGTAAGCTCGGCGCCCGAACGGCTTGCTGGTAGTGTGTGTCTCTCGGATGTATCCTTCCCTCTCGTACGTTGCTACTAGCATCTTTGTTTCCCCTTTCTGAGTGTGGCGGGGCTTGCGCCCCGCCTGGTGGTGGTTAGCTGATCCATTCCGAGATGGCGTTCCTGTCGTAGTCCTGGTAGTCGATGTCCCAGGATTCACCCTCGCCGTCGCTATTCATCGCCCCACCCTCTGTTTCCATCAGAGTGATGGATGGTACTGATCGGCGACCCTGTCGGACTGCCTTGACTATCAGCCCTCGCTCTGCGAACATTTCCTCTGCCTCGGCGAAGGTCTCAGCATTCAGACCTAGCGCTTCTATTACCATTCTCTGTGCTTTGCCCATCGGATATTCAGCCATTTTCGTTCTCTCCCTTTCGTGTGGTGTATTTCTGTCTCTCAATTCTATAATTATTATACCACAGATATATATGGCTGTCAAGGATCCCAACCTTAAAATCCTTGCACGCGAATATGATGCAGATATGAGCGGTGATCTTGAAAATTGCGTCACATTATGGTATAATAGCAATAATGGATAGCATCAAAGATTTGAAACCGGACACGGAAAACGCTAGGGCGCACAATCCGCGCAACGTAGGGATGATTGTAAATGCCTTGCACGAAGTCGGCGCGGCGCGGTCGATTGTCATTGACGAGCAAGGTAACATACTCGCCGGAAATGCCACAATCGAAGCAGCGGCCGAAGCGGGGATTGAGAATCTCCAGATTGTGGACGTCGATGGCGAAACGATTGTCGCCGTACGGCGTAGCGGCTTGACACCGGAAGCCAAGAAGCGGCTGGCCTATTTCGACAATCGCACTGCTGAATTGGCGGATTGGGACGCGGAGCAGATTCTAGCCGATGTTGATTCTGGCATGGACTTATCGGGTATATTCGACTCTCTGGATTTTGACCCTATCGATTATGACAAAGAATGGCAAGGAATGCCGGAATTTGAACAGGAACCTTTGGCTCATAGAACACTTAGAATACATTTTGCGACTCCGGAAGACGTGAAGCAATTCGCGGATTTAATTGAACAATCTATAACAGAAAAGACACGCAGTTTATGGTATCCGAAGCAAGAGAAGCGAGATTTGAAATCTATGGGATATGATATAATAGATGAATCCTGAATATCCTGTTTATATTATTTCAAAGGGTCGTTGGGAATCACGACTTACCAGCAAGGCGCTGGAGAAAATGCAAATACCATATCATATTGTTGTGGAGCCACAGGAATATGATAATTATGCCGCCGTGATTGATTCAGCAAAAATCCTGATACTTCCGTTTAGTAATTTGGGGCAGGGTTCAATTCCAGCCAGGAATTGGGTGTGGGAATATTCTGTAAAGACTGGTGCGGAGCGTCATTGGATTCTGGATGATAATATTCGCGAATTCTGGAGGATGAATAATAATATACGACATCGTGTATTTGATGGAATCATATTTCGTATCGCTGAACAATTTACGGACCGATATACCAATGTGGCATTGTCTGGATTGAATTATAATATGTTTGCTATGTCAGATATTACAAGAAAGGGCAAGCCTCCCTTTTTACCCAATACTCGTATTTATTCTTGTATTCTAATCAAAAATGATATTCCCTATCGCTGGCGAGGGCGCTATAATGAGGATACTGATTTATCATTACGTGTATTAAAAAGCGGATTGTGTACTATTTTATTCAATGCTTTTCTCTGTGGAAAGCAAACTACCATGACCGCCAAGGGCGGTAATACCGACGAGCTATATCAGGACGACGGTCGTCTCAAGATGGCTGAGTCATTACGTGATCAACATCCTGACGTGGTCAAAATTGTGCGTAAATGGGGTCGCTGGCAGCATCAGGTAGATTACCGTCCATTCAAACGAAATAAGCTGATTCGCAAAGAGGGCGTGGTTATTCCTGAAGGCGTGAATAATTACGGGATGGTTTTGACCACAATTGGTGACAGACAGTGAATAAGGCAAAATGCTGCTCAGGGAGCGATTTAAGGCATTTAGGTGGAACGAGACGCTTAGAAGCCAAAAAACGTCTTAGAATTGATTCTGTGGCGAATTAGAGGCATTGGGTAGGGGACTAGACAGAGATTTATAAGGTTTATACTATGGCTATACACAATGCTAATACAAACGGAAACGGCAAATATACCGCAGAGCAAATGATTGATGCTCTCAAGGCTACGAAGGGTATGGTCTATCTGGCCGCGAAGCGATTGGGTTGCTCGCATACCACCGTTTACAACTACATGGAGCGACATCCCACCGTCCGCAGGGCGAAAGAGGCAGAGGACGGCAATTTCGGCGATATGTGCGAGTTGAAATTATACAACGCCGCGCAGGAGGGCGAGTCCTGGGCGGTGCAATTCGCCCTCCGCACCAAGTTCAAGAATCGCGGTTATGTCGAACGGCAAGAGGTAACAGGAGCAGACGGTGGCAGTCTCAACATTGAATATGTCAACGATTGGCGTAAAACAGAAGCCACAGGTTAAGCTACCATATCCGCATCGGGGGCAGATGGTTGTACAGCAACAAGCGCGGCGATTCAATCTGCTCAGCGCCGGACGACGGTGGCGCAAGACGACCTTGGCCATGTGCGTCGCTATTGAGCACGCGATGCGGGGGCAATCATTGTTGTGGGGAGCGCCTACCTTCGACCAAGTTCGCATTGGTTGGAACGAGACTCGCCGTGCCTGTGGGGGATATGCCAAGTTCGTGCAGCAACGTATGACGGTGGAGTTTCCCAACGGCGGGAGAATTATCTATCGTTCATTGGACGATCCTGACAATGCTAGAGGCCACACTGGTGACGGGATTATCATTGACGAGGCAGGCGACGTGAAGGCTCGAGCTTGGTATGAAGTGCTCCGTCCCATGTTGATTGACACGAAGGGGTGGGCCTGGATAATCGGCACCCCGAGAGGACGCAATTGGTTCTGGCAAGAATGGCTCAATGCCCAGGACAGGCGCACCGGTATGGCTTGGCAAGTGCCGACCTTGGGCGTGGAGATCGTAGACGGGGCGCTGAGGCGTCAGCCGCATCCATTGGAGAATCCCGATATTGAATTCGCAGAGATTGAGAGCATTTTTCAGACCACTCCAGAGGACATATTCCGGCAGGAGATTCTGGCCGAATTCCTGGAATCCGAGGGGCAGGTCTTTCGCAATATCACTGCCTGTCTCCATGCACCACAATCAACCCCAGAAGGCCACAAAGGACACCGGGTCGTGATGGGCGTGGACTGGGGCAAGCAACAAGACTTCACCGCGTTGTCAGTGATGTGTGCCGATTGCAAGCAGGAGTTGGCGCTGGATAGATTCAATCAGATTGATTATCACGTTCAACGACAGCGATTAGCAGCATTGGCAGAGAAGTGGAGCGTGACTGAGATATTAGCGGAATCAAATGCGATGGGCGAGCCATTAATTGAAGAGCTACAGCGGCAGGGATTGCCGGTGGTAGGCTTCCAGACCACGGCAACTTCCAAGCCGCCGTTGATTGAATCATTGGCGTTGGCCCTGGAACGTGAGGAGTGTCAGTGGCTTGATATTCCTGTTGCTACCGGTGAATTGGAGGCGTATGAGCGCAAGGTGTCGGCTACGACGGGGCGCAGTTCGTACTCAGCCCCGGAAGGCCTCCACGATGACACAGTAGTAGCGCGTGCGTTGGCATGGCAGATGTGTAATAATGTTGGCTTTATGATTGGTTTTGCGGGGTGACTATGTTATTGGATTCCTGGATTGACAGAACGATCCAGAGGCTCGGATATATCAAGACGCGGGCGGATAAGGACGCTGGCCGCGCTATGGTATGGTCTGGAGAAGCCCCACTTGGCAGCACGGTAGAGGATTGGTCCGATTGGTCGGATGGGCAACGAGAACGCTTAGCGATAACGAGTTCATGGGTGTACTCGGACATCAGGGGTATTGCCAATGAAGCGAGCCAGGCGGATGTCGGCATATATGAACGGCAAGGCGAAGAGCTAGAGGAAGTCATCGACCATGAATTTGAGCAGATCATGCGGCGGCCTAACGAATTCATGGGTGGGGCTTGGTTGCGGCAGTACAGCATCTATTGGTGGTTGCTGCGGGGTGAGGCCTACTGGCTCAAAGTCTTCGATCAAAGCGGGGCAGTGCGGGAAATATGGCCCCTGCCGGCTTCCCGGATGCGGCCTATTCCCGATCCGCTGACATACATTTCCGGGTATGGCTATCGGAGTCAGCAGGGCGAACCGGAGCAATTGTTGGAAGTGGAACAAGTCTGTTTCTTCCGCTTTCCGAATCCGTTTGACTACCACCGGGGTCTGTCGCCATTGAGTGCCTATCAATTAGCGTTGGAGACCGACGTCAGCGCGGCGCGGTGGAACAGAGATTTTTTCAACAACGGAGCGTCTCTGCAGATGATACTCAGCGTTCCGCACATGACGCAGAGCCAATTCGAACAGGTCAAGATGGATATTGATTCTCAATTGATGGATGAACAGCGGCGGTTCTTGATCGGACGAGCCGGTGACATCAAAGCCGAACCGGTGACGGTCACGCAGCAGGATGCTGAATTCCTAGCCGGACGGGAATTTTCACGACAGGAGATAGATCGCATCTTCGGCTATCCGGCAGGCTATTGGAGCGAGCGGGCTAATCGGGCCAATGCCGAAGCCGCGAAAGCCACCTTTATCGAACAGGCAGTATGGCCGCTGTTGGTGTTGATGCACGATGAAATCACATCTCAAATTGTGCAGCCGGCCTATGGCGAGCAATATGTGGCTCGTTATCAGGATATTCGTCTGCGTAATCGAGATTTGGAATTGAAAGAGCGGGGCCTGTATTTCCAGGGCATGACTCTGGACGAGGTGCGAGCCGAATTGGGCAAGACACCCTTCCCCGATTCCGAATTAGGAGAGACGTTGTTCCCGTTGGCGGTCAAAGGTGGCGGGGATGGCGGCTTTTCATCTATGCCTTCGATGGGCACGGGGCAGATGAAATCCAATGGCGAAGTGAAAGCCGATCTACGCAAATGGCAAGGGATCGCCTTGCGGCGGCTGAAGAGCGGCGAATCACCGGTCTATGACTTCGAGAGTGACATTATCGATAATCACGTCAAAAGCCAAGTCATGGAGGCATTGAGTTCGGCCACTACTGCCGAGGAGGTCAAGGCCGCCTTTGGCGGCCCCTTTCGAGAGGAAATCTTGGGCTGGGAAGGCTACCCGTGACATAGAGCCACGGATGAAATTAGAGCGACGGTGTATTCGTGAGATCACCGTCGCCTTACAGGAACAACTTAACAACGCTCTACGGGGCGATAAAACACCCGACGCTGTGGTGGAGAAATTAGACAAATATGGACAGCCGCTGTGGAGCGCGTTGCGGCGCACGCTATTGGACGGGGCCATGTTGGGCGTAGAGGAACTGATGGAACGCTTAGCGGCTCCGATCAAGGCTGTACCGGAAGAGATTCAATTCGACGGTGTGGACTGGGAGCTAGTCAACGAAGAAGTAAGGGATTGGGTGCTGGGGCCTGACATCGCCCACATTCCTATCGGCAAGCGGGGCGCGGGCTACCTTCAGGAGCTATACGATCAGATCAACACCACTTCGAGCAAGACGCTGAGACGCCACTTAGCAGATTGGATTGAGAGCGGCGAACACCTTGACGTGCTGAAGAAGGATTTAGAGCCGATGTTCGGGAAGCGCCGGGCGGAGTTGATTGCATCCACAGAGGTAACTCGTTCTTTCGTGGAGGGGAATCTCAAAGCCTGGCACGCGTCGGGTTTGGTAGAGAGTGACCCGACGGAGAGGCCACCAAAACACCCGCGATGTCGGTGTGGCCTGGATTTAGAGGAGCGCGAGCCGGGCGTCTGGCACTGGATCTGGTTGACCGCTAATGATGGCAAAGTTTGTGCTTTATGTGAACCACTCAATAACGAGTCGGTGGGCATTGCGAAGATATTACCGCAGGAGCAGACGCCGGTAGCAGGTGCACCGGTGGTAGAACGCGCAGCAGCATTACAAAAGCCGAGACGGATGACAATTGACGAACTGGAAGCGTGGCACGAAGAACACTATTCTTCTTGGGAATCAAATCTCAGTTTTGAAGAGTTCGAGTCTTTGGTTGAGTACTCGGAGGATGGCTATAAAGAAATGAATTTCAGATTGCGAAAAGATCCTAACGCGCAAAGCAAAGATATAACAAACGTAACAACAGCTATTGAAAAAGCCGAATTGCCTGAATCCATATACGTATTCAGGGGTAGCAGGCCACTTAAAAATGAATCTGGCAAACGAATGGGCTTTGAGTCAACAAAAAACGCTTTGGAAGGTAAAGTGATAACCGATAACGGATTCATGTCTACAACGGTTAGTCAAAGCAGAGCAATTAAAACATTTGCTGAAGATTATAACGGGGCACCTGGCATAGTTTATGCAATAAAAGCGCCAAAAGGATTGAAAGCCGCCAGTATGGGGATATCATCAAGGTATGATGAAGGTGAAATATTATTCCAAAGAGGGACATCTGTTAAAATAAATCAGGTGAAGGCTGTCAAATTAAAAAGCGGAAGGACAATAACAGTGGTTTACGGAGAGGCCACGCAATGAATAACAAAGACAAATTCGTCTGGGAAATTCAAATAAACGAGAATGGCGATCCGATTATTATTGACGAAACAATGTCTGACGATATATCGGAGGATATCTTGACCGGCGACAACGGCATTCAATTCGAGCCAATAGAGGAGAAAGAAATATAACCATGAAGAACGAGTTTATGATCGATCTTCCCGATGAAGACACAAGTAATAATTGGGCGAATTGGGGATTATCTAAGTTTAGTGATTGGATTTGCGCGGTTCTGATGTTCGGTTCCATCATCGTGGTAATTTGTCTGTTGGTGCTTACCGTAGTGGCAATATACAGATATGACGCATTTTCGGGCAGAGACGACGCGATTGGCATTGAGGAATTCTTGCCGGTGGTGCCGGTAGAGGAATAGCCGTGACTGTGAAATTCGATGCGTATTGGGTAGATGACACAGCAGTACCACGGATAAAACGATTGATAGAGTCAGCACGGCGACAGAATGATGTAAATGCGACCGTGGAAGTTGAGCCGGAGTGTGAGCATAGTTGGCGATTTGTTGAGGAAAAAGAAAGAGGGAGAAGCCATGACGAATGATATTGCTGTAGATCATGTAATTGTAATTAAGTCTGATAATTGTGGCAAGTGCCACGATGGAAATGAAATGTTCGATAGCTGCCGTGTGGGGCCATTGATATGTGCTTATAATCCAGGCGGATGGAAACCCATTACGGAACTGGAGAGCGAATTGGCAATGTTGAAAACACTGGAGGAATGATTGCAACCATGACTGTCCGTGTTACCGTTAAGGGTCTCGACGCCTTGACTGCCAAGCTGGGTAGTGCCGAAGCCGCCGCCTCGCATGTACGTCCGGTCATGGAGCGCAGCCTGGCCCGGATACGCAAACCGCTGAAGGTGTATCCACCGCAGAGACCCACGAGTTATATCCGCACCAATCGCCTGGGCGGGGCGTGGACATCTCGTATTGAGAAGGGCGGCTTCCGGGGGGTAGTGGGCAACAACATGGGACGAGGCTTCAAATACGCGCCCTACGTACAATCAGCAGAGAAACAAGCATGGATGCATAAAGGGCATTGGCAGACGGACGAGGACGTGATTGAGAGTGTCAAGGACAGGATTGTCAAGGATTTCGAAGACCATGTATTCAGAGGGCTGTGAAGAGAACGCTCAATGGGTGCTATATGTCGAAGAGCAGGGGACAGTGAAAAGGATACGGGGATGACGTTCAAATCTCTCGGTAGGGTCATCGCCATGGAGTCTCTTTATCAGGCCATGTGTGAATTAGTAGCTTGTGGGGCTCTCTTTGGCAATCCCAGGAGCGAAACGTCTGGGGCATGGCTATCGCCACCGAGCAGGGAAATTGTATGTTCGGATATGAGTAGTTGGGCAAACGCGGAGAGGATATAAAAATGGTGAGCAAGGAAGCATTTGATGATTCGCTATATGATATGAATGGCAGGCCATTGGGAATCACTGTGGACAAAATCGCCAGATGGGCCGGCGTAGCTGGGAAACAAAACGATAACGGAATAGCGATAACACCGGATGGCAAGATTCGTACTGCCGATGGCAAATCCGTCGATCTGGACGAGGCCACCATGCAAGTACGCGACGCGTGGGATGCGACATTCGTGTCTAATGTGTCAACAGATGTCTTCGGCGGCTATGTAGAGCGGGTGTTCGATGACCACGTTATCGTACGGGATGGTGATATGCTCTATCGATATTCCTACACTCGCGGGGACGATGGAGCTATTGAATTCGGTGAAGCAGAGCAAGTGGAAATGGTCTATCAGCCCGTATCTGGCGGCAAATCCTTAGCCATCAAGACTCTCTCCGAGACTGAGACCGGTGTGACCGTCGGTGGCTACCTTCTACTCTGGGGCGACCGGAAACATCGCGATTTACAGAGTGACTATTTCACCAAATCCACAGAGCTGTGGCTAGATAGATATCCCACCGTCCCGACGCTGTTTCACCACGGCTTAGACCAAGACGTGGGCATGACCGTGATGGGCAAGCGCACCTCGTACAAAGCCGATGATATTGGAATATGGGTTGAGGCTTGGCTTGACAAGAGCAGCAAATATTGGAGCATGGTCAAGCCATTGTTGTACGCCGAGGCATTGTTTTACAGCCCCGGTTCCGCGCCGCATTTGGTGAAGCGTGAGAACGATGGACAACTTAAGAGCTTTCCAATCGTGGAAGATACGATGACGCCGGTTCCGGCGCAACATAGATTACTACCAATTGAACAGATAGAGAGTGCCTTCAAGAGCGCCAATATCGAATTAGATATGCCAAAGGCAAAGGCTGAAGTAGCGAAGACAGATGAAGACACAGATTCTGCGGGGGCGGAATGTCTTCAGTCGGCGATGGCTGATGCTGAGGTCGTGGCCATTCTAACGAAAATCAGACAGATGGAGGATTAACATGAAGGCACAAGAATTATTTGCACAGGCTGAGGCTCAGGCTAAGGCCGCCTTGCTAGTAGAAGATAGCGAGGAGAAGACGCGGCTGGTGGCTGAGGCCAAGGCGCTGATGGAGAAAGCAGAGACGACTAAAGTCGCTGAAGATATTGTCGCGAAGACTGCTGAGCCAATTCGTGACGTGCCGCTTCCAACCGAAGCGGACGCAGGGATAGAACCGCCGCAACCGCAGGACAAGCAGGACGTAGCGGTCAAGGCCGCCTATCAACTGCAATTCGGAGAAACCGATGACGCAATCAAGACCATCCTGCGTGATTTGCACGGAGCGGACTATGAGACCAAACGTTGGGAGCAGCGGCGACAATTCAACCGCTATCTGCGTGGAGCAACTCGGAATGAAGTCCCTCGTGAGGGGAAGACGTTCTTATGGACGCCGGATACCGTGAAATTGGCTCTGGAAGAAGGTCAGGACGTCAGTTCCATGAAAACCGTCATGGTCGAAGCGCAGGATACCATTGGTGGGTATATGGTGCCTGAAGACTGGCGGGCCGATGTGATCGAACGTCTACCAGGTCTAACTATCATGCGACCTGGGGCGAACGTAATTCAAACCAGTCGAGACAGCGTAGCATTCCCGAAAGCCACAGGGGGCGGGTCTCAGTTTCCGACCGCTATCACTCCGACCTGGGTTGACGAAACACCGGCCGCAGCTACGGCTGATGACAACCTGACTTGGGGACAAGAGAGGATACCGGTTCATACTCAGATGATAAAAGCTCGTCTATCTCGCGACTTGGTGGAAGACGCGGCATTCAACCTGGCCAGCTACTTGGCCCGGGTGTTCGCTGAAGCCGCCGCGATTGACGAGGACAACCAATTTCTGATCGGTGACGGCGTCGGTAAGCCACAAGGCATTCTGCCTAAGAGCGCTAACGGTTTAAGTATCACCGAGGACGTTTCCGACGATGCTGACACGTTGACCTGGGATGGGTTGAAATCCGTGTTGTGGGGTATTGATGCTCAATATCGACAGAACGCCGTCTGGATCGCGGAGAAGGCGACCTACGAAGTAATCGACAAGCTGAATGACGGCGACGGCGAATATTTCTGGCGCAACAAAGATCAACAGGGAGCAGCACCACCGCGACTGCATGGCTATCCGACGTTGGAACAGGAAGCTATGCCAACGGTGGCAGCCAGTGCTTACCCGATTATTTTCGGAGACCGACGCGGGTATACCATTGCCGACCGAGTGGGAATGAGCATCGAGCGGTATCTTGATTCAGCCACGGCTGAGATCAATCAGGTGCTATTCCTGATGCGACGACGGTTGGGCGGTCAGGTTACCGAGACCTGGCGGTTCGTGGTACAGAAAGTGTCAGCGTCGTAATTCACAAGGAACAAGGAGAAACTAACATGCGATTCACAATGAGCGAAAACGTATATATGGAAGGCTGTAATGAATTTATGACTGCCATTACCGACGGCGACTTTCCGTCCAGTGGTAGTTTCATAGATGTATCGGATTATACGCATTTTGCCTTCTTGGTTCACGCCGGAACGCTGGATAGCGAGTTAACCCTGCAAGTGCAAGAACACGACTCCGCCACCGGCACAGCGACGGATGTCAGCGGGGCAACGGCTACGGTGGAAGCTACCGACGACAACAAGGGTTTCTTGATCGAAGTCGAAGTCGCCAAACTATCAGCAGATCACCACTATGTCACGCTGGACGTGAGCGGGGCGGCTGGTTCAAATGATTACCTGGACGTTTGGTTCCTGGGTTGGAACACTCGCCACGCGCCAATCACTGCCTGGAGCAGCATGGATACCACGACTGAGGTGGTTGGGTAGGGGAGCATTAACCGGGGCGGGATTACCCCGCCCCAGAGGAGTAATAACCATGAAATTGAGAAATGTGTTACTCGTCATCATAGTGGTACTACTGCTTGGCGGGGCCTCCGTTTGGGCCTACGAAACCCTGATTTACATTGAACAGGGTGGTTCCAAGATGGTAGTATCATCCGGTGGTGAGTTGGAATTGCAATCGGGGGCCATCTTCGATAGCCAAGGCATGATTGCTATCGCGGTTCCCACGGCCCAGACTACGGCCACGCCGGGCCTCAAGATCGACAATGCCGCAGCGGGGAGCGCGTCGATAGCTCTACTCGACAGCGGCACGCCGGTTGCTGAGGTTGATACCGATGGTGGGGTCAAGCTCGGTATCGGGACACCGGCTGTAGTGACTTCCCATGATACCGGTGACTTGGTGATATCCGACGATATGGAAATCATCGACGACCTGATCGTGCAAGGTGCACAGAAGATAGGGCTTGCAACGCCGGTGGGGATTACCTGGAATGACGACGATTTGATTGTCAATGATGATTTCGAGGTAATCTCGGATGCTCACGTTCAAGGCGGCTTCAAGGTGGGAGCAGCTACGCCCGTGGCGGTGACATCGCTCGGTGCTGGTGACGGCATTTTCAGTGATGATGTAGAAATCGTCGACGACGTGCATGTGACTGGCGCAATGAAAATCGGCATGGCGACGCCGGTAGGTATCTCGTGGGCTGATGACGATCTCATTGTAAACGACGACGCCGAAGTGTTGGACGACTTTCATGTACAAGGCTCGGTGTTTATCGGACAGCCGACGCCGGTCGCGGTCGCTGTCGGTGACGATGATCTACACGTAGCCGACGATGCGGAAATCATATCCGATCTGCATGTCCAGGGAAATGAGTATATCGGGCAACCGACGCCAGTCGGAGCTACTATCGATGGGGATGACTTGATAGTCGCCGACGATGTAGAAGTTATCAGTGATCTACACGTTCAAGGCAACGAGTACATCGGACAACCTACACCGGTAGGCGCAACCATCGACGGAGATGACCTGATCGTAGCCGACGACGCGGAGATCATCAGCGATCTTCATGTTCAGGATAACATCTATGTCGGACAGCCGACGCCGGTAGCAGCCACGATCAACGGAGACGATCTGATTGTCGCCGACGATATGGAGATCATCGGGACTGCGTACTTCGCCGGTGCGGTAGAAATGGATTCCACCCTCGATGTCCAGGGAGGCGCTATAACCCTCCAGAACGACGAGACCATCGGCAACGCGGTAGACAATGCCATCACCATGAACTTCGCTACCGGCACCACGACCTTCTATGGTCAACCAAGTGCCGCTGCTTCTGGCGACGGTATAGACTTGACACAAACCTTGCTGGTAATGGATGGCTCAGATGTATACGCCGGTCTCGATATGAATCTCACCAATGCCGACCAAACCGGAACAAGCCATATCCGGGGTGTTGATGTGAATCTCAACGCCGCTGATGCTCAGGCAACGGAATCGGCTTATTATGTTGGCGGAACACTGGATTACGGTGTGTACCTGGACGATGCCACGCTGGCAGATGGTGATGTCGTACTACAAAACTCGCTGGTGTTGGATGGTTATACTGCTGATAATCTCAAAGTCACGGATGGTACGAATACACTCTTCACCGTGACCGACGCTGGGACTACCGGCAATGGTGATTTCTCCGGCACACTGACAGTGGATGGGACGAGCACGCTGACCGGCGCGGCTACTGTGCCTGGCGGCTTGGTGGGTTCGATTAACACTGAAAACATGATGCTTCCATCGGTAGTGACTGCTACCGTTACCTACGAAAGCTCAGGTGCTATCTTTACCATTGGGGCCGATGAGGTCTGGCTTGTGCACTCCGTCTTGTTGGAGGTCACAACTAACTTCGATACTGCTGGAAACAATGACGCCGCGGTGATAATCGGTGACGCTAACGATACCGATGGACTTCTCGTCCTGACCGATGCTGAACTGCAAACAGACACTACAGAAGGCACAGGATGGGCAGCGGCCTGGAATGGGCAAACTGCTGCTACCAGAGGTGAATATCTGATTGGCGATGCAGGCGGTGGGGACGTTTTCGTCTACGAGGGATCAGAGACTATAGACATCTCAGTTAGCGGAACTGCCGCAGACGCCGGTGTGGCGAATGTGTACCTAATTTACACGCGATTGAAATGACATTTCATCCTTGGGGTGAGAGCGGGCTTTTCTCTTCCTTTCACCGCTCTCACCCCATCTTAATATGGGAGGTGACATAATGCCAAGAGGAGACGGAACAGGACCGAACGGCAGAGGGCCAAGGACCGGACGGGGACGCGGGACATGTCCACCGATACGGCGACCGAAGCGATAGTGAGGTGAGCTATGAGTAATAGACAAATTGCTATTGGGGGATTGAGCATTTTGGCGGCATTGTTGTTGATGCTAGCCGGGCTGGTAGCACAGCCGACAGGAGCGGCGACACCCACGGTGGTTGTGGACTCTGATATAGTCGAGTGGCAGAACCCAGTGGAATTATTGACGGTGACGTTTCCTTTATCGTCATCTCTCAGTGGGCCGGTAAGACTCAACGGATTATCGGTAATTGGTTATATTATGCCTTCCACTTGGGATGCCGCCGATTTGACTTTCCGAGCTAGCGTGGATGATACTACCTACAATAACATCTATACCGACGGGGATAGTGAGTATACCGTGCAAGCTGCAAAGAGTCGCTATATCATCGCCGACTCGATAGAATTGCGGGGGATAAACTACTTGATGGTGCGCTCTGGCACATCTGGAAGTGCAGTGAATCAAGAGAATGGCTTGACCGCGCAGACTCTACAATTGGTATTAAAGGCGACGGATTGAGAGGGATAATATGAAAGTGCGAATTAAACGAGCAGGCACATATTCCATGTTTGGCCTGCCACATGGCAAGGTCGGGGCGCAAGAATTAGCGGAAGGTGACGTGACAGAGCTTCCTGACGGCTATGTGGTGGATTTGATTGACAAAGGCTACATGGAAGAATATGTTAAGCCAAAGTCGCGGGGCAGGCCCCGGAAGAAGACGACTTCGCCGAAGCCTGATATGAAGCGGCATATTCCAAACATGGCAGCAGAAGAGGCTTTTGGTGTAACCAAGAAGGAGCGGGGATAATGAATAGCGATCTGGTATTGAATGGCAAAGTTCGAATGCGTAAACGAACAATTCCGGGCCCTGGGGCTCTATGGAAGTTGAGCAATTTGCATCATGTATGGAAGGGGATTGGGCGGCATACCATAGCGAAAATCCTGAACATGAATCACATGTTAGGCTCGTTGTATGCAGTGCTGCATCGGGCCGATGGTTCGGCTGTAAATTATGGGTTGATAAGCACCAATCTCGTCACGGATGCGTTTGTAGAATTCATGGTAGACCAATTGCAAACAGAGACGAGCCAGTGGGGCGATTTCAAATACCATGACAGCGGAGTCGGGACGACCGGCGCGGCAGTGGGTGATACCGATATTGAAACAACTGATGGCGAGTCGCGGTCTACTGGCAGCCAAACGGAAGGCGCTACAGCCGAGATTTACAAATCGATAGGAACCATCAGTTACACCTCCACGAAGGCAATTACAGAACATGGATTATTCTCGCAAAGCACCGGAACAACGCTGATGGACCGGCACGTATTTTCGGCAATCAACGTAGTCAATGGTGATTCGATTGAATTCACCTATCAATTGACTGTCTCATCCGGTGGATAAACGGGAGGAATGACTGATGACAGCATTAACAGGAGAATTGGTTTCAGCCACCTACAAAGATCTGTTGCAAGTGAGCAATTCCAACGCCGGTGTGGATGCCACTCTGCGAGATGTAGAGGACGGCGAAGGTACCGCTTCTGCATTGCAACTATCATCAGCCGCAGCGGCGGTTGATGGAGATGTATACATCACATCTGGATTGCGTATTGGCGACGCCACAACAGCGCCAGATGAAAATACCATTGAGCTAGAAGAACGTTCTAGTGACCCTGGTGACCCAGCGGAAGGGAATGGCATATTATGGTGTTCGGATGGTACTGACATTGGAGCAGACGGGGACTTGGTATGGAAACGCACCGTCGGAGGTGTTACCAAATCGGTCTTACTTGGTGGAGACCCGTTCTACGGAGTAATGTGGAACGAAAGCACCGATGCTTACGAACGCACCGGCACGCTGACTAGTATTGCTACAGGAAGCTCACCAGGGAATGGCTTGCTGTCCTTGCAATCCATGATGCGACGCTGTGTTATGGACGACGCCGGTGTCATCAAGTACTACCTGTGTGCTACTGATAGCACCAAGAAAGAAGATTGTCTGACCGCGTCAGTGTTGGACGGAACCGATGGACAAGTAATGGTAGAGATACCCAAATTCTACCTGCGATATTCCTACGCGGCTAACGTACACCAATGGGACATTAGCCCGATACCACTGCCAGGTTTCAGCCTGCATCCGGCGTTTTTCAAGAACGGAGCGGAAGTAGATGCTAGGTACATGAGCGCCTACGAGGGCGTCCTATATGACAATTCTGCAGTGGCTTATGTCGGTGTGGAGCGAGTGGCTTCACATGCTACCACAGTTGATGTAAATGTGGGAGCCACAGGAAAGGGCAGTATCACTGCCAATGCTGGAGCACCTTATGGAGCGTTCAACGCTGGTGATAAGATTACTGTGGCAGGCACGGCTGACAATGATGGTACATATACCATAGATAATATTGCTGGTAATAACGTTATCACAATGACTGGACTTATCGCCGGCGGTGATGGAGTGGAGGCGACAACTACATTAGCAGCATTGCCAACGGTAGACACGGCGAACGACATTTTATCCAGTGTCAGTGGAATTAAACCGTACTCATTTATCACCAGAGCGAATTTCCGCTCTATCGCTGCTCTACGTGGCACCGGTTGGCGACAATTCGACTTCTACCTAGCGAGTGCGATTCAGTTATTGTACCTGACCGAGTATGCTAGCTTCTACTCGCAGAGTATGATAGGCGCGGGCTTGACAGATTGGGCATCGGGCACATGGAACACCTACAACGCCTACCACGCTATCAACAATACCGGCCTAAGCAACGGGGACGGAGACGCCACGAATAATGTGTCGAACGGCGACGGAGTCGTAGGCTCATATATGACCTATCGCGGGATTGAGAACTGGTACGGACATCTATGGGAATTCGTAGACGGATTCAACATCAATGACAACGTGCCTTACGTGTGTAATACTGATACCGATTTCGCCGATGATACTGCTACCGATTACACTGACTTGGGAATTACGTTACACAATGCTAATGGGTGGCAGAATACACTGGAGCAGATCAGTGGGGGATTTCTACCGGCTAGTATAGGAGCGAGTTCATCGACGAAAATCACCGATTACTACTACCAGAATGCTGGTTGGCGGGTGGCTCTGCTTGGCGGGTCTGCGAGCGGTGGTACGAATGCTGGGGGG